AAGAGATGAATCTTACGACTGCAGGTGGAGCTTGGAAGTTAGCAGGTACGTTGTTGCCAATGTATGCCATATTATGTTATCTCCATGATACTTAGTGTGCCACTTAGTTTGTCTGCTACAGAGCAGTCTACTCTTAGTAAGTCTCCTGTCTCAAGTATAACCTTACCACCTGTCAATAGTTCTAGCGATGAACCTACAGGTATTGGTGCATCTTTGACTAGGAAAGATGTTCCGTTGTTTGCTGCCCTGCCACCACCTGATGTAGTAGATACAAGCTCTACTTCTGTGGTTACTTGAGATGTATGTATGTTTGTAAGTATAAGTCCAATCACTACTGTAGTTGTGCTACCCGGAACTGTATATATTGTATACGGAGAACCTGCAGCATTTGGTTCGGCAGCGAATGTGACTACTCTAAATGTATTTGCCATGTTATTATCCTAACGCTATTGCAAGTGCAGTTGGGTCATCTGATGTAAAACCTGCACTGGTTAAATATGTTTTTACATCTGTCAATGCTACTTGTTTCATTGTACCATCGTCATTTGCAACTAATCTATCTGCATCTACTAACGTTGTGCCACTTGCAGATGTACCACCATCCATGATGTTTAATTCTGCGGCAGTTGCATCCACAGCGGCTAATTTTGTAAAGTCAGCTTGTACCAACCCTGATACACCATCTAGTAAATTAAGTTCTGCTGCAGTTGATGTAATAGAAGATCCTGCAATTTGTAATGTTGTTGCATTTACTTCACCACTAGAACCATATATAACTGCTTTGCTATTTACTATTGTACCTGCAGATGAGCCATCAACTAAGTTTAACTCATCAGAAGTTGAGTCTACAGCAGCTAATTTTGTAAAGTCAGCTTGTACTAATCCTGATACACCATCTAATAGGTTTAACTCTGTTGCAGTAGATGTTAATGCTACATCTTCATTTATTTTAGGTGAAGTTAATGTTTTGTTCGTAAGAGTTTGTGTGCCTGATAATGTGGTTACGGTAGAGTCTATTGCAAAAGTAACAGCGTTACCACTTCCACTTGTATCAATACCTGTACCACCTGTAAATGTTAAAGTTTCACTGTCTAGGTCAATGCTTAACGCACCACCACTATCAGCTTGAAAGTCCAAGTCCTCTGCAGTCAACTGGGTATCAACGTAAGCTTTTACAGACTGTTGTGTAGGCACAAGAGTGGCACTGTTAGATGCCATATTATCTTCATCAACAAACGCTGTGATAGTTATGCTACCATCTGATAGACTACCGTATGTAATTGTACCTGTAGTTGTTATAGCTGATGAACCATTATCTATAGCACCAAACCCAGATGTAATTGAACCACTGTTTAACGCACCTACTGTTGTTACATTGGATAATGTATCTAATGCAGACTCAAAATAAGTTTCGAAGTCAGTTAATGCAACCTGCTTCATTGTGCCTTCATCGTTAACTACAACTCTGTCTGCATCTGCAAGTGTAGTTCCTGTTGCTGAAGTGTCACCATCTATAATATTTAACTCTGCAAAAGTAGATGTTAGTGAAGTGCCACCTAATGTTAGTGACCCTGATACATCTAAATTACCATTGAGATCAACTGTTGTGGCAGCAATTTGTATCTCTGTATCTGCTACGAGGTCGAGTTGTCCATCGGTACTCGAATTGATGTATATAGCTGTATCTCTGAATTGTAGCTTTTCTGTAGAAGCAATAAGTATGTCGTCACTAAACTCAAAATAATCCTCATCTTCCATCCATTTAAGGACACCATCTGATGTTTCACCATCAAATGTAATTGTTATATCTGTTCCTGCAGTTCCTGCACCAAACGTAAGTGTATTGCCTAACAGCTTAGTTATAGGACCTCCCTCGTTGGCTGTGCCATCGTGAGTGTGTCCACTACTCGCTTGGAAGGCTGCTAATAACTGATTGAACTCATCATTGGTATGAGCTGCAGTTATAACGTCTCCGTCAGTGTAAGAAGATTGTCTTGTGTAGGTTGCTCCCATTTATCTTCTCGCTCCTAGTTGATACTCTAACTGAAATCCTTTTAACGAATAAGGTGCAGTTGTTCCCCCATCATTCACTCGTAAAGCCACTGCAAATCCAGATCCCTCTACTGGTTGTCTTACGAGAGGTTGTGATGCACCACCATACGTTCCTACCACAGATGAACTTGTTCCGTACGTGCTTGTTCCATATATGGCTGCTATGTCTCCTGAATCTAATTCGTAGGCTGCAGGTCGTGCTGAGTCTTTACTTTCATAATCATATCTAACAAACAAGTCTGCATCAATCGATGATTCAGGAGCAAAGTTTACTATTACTCTTTGCATATTTTTTCGTATCCCCGGATCATTCATTGTTAGATCTGGACTACGATATCTTCCTAAAATAGCAGTGCCGTCAAAATCATTGCCTGACTCTTGTCTGTACACAAATCCGTCTCCTGATCCATGTATGGCTATAACATCTCCTGAAGATACAAATGTGTCTGTGGCTGTTGGTCTAATACCTCTGATCTCTGCAAACTCAAATTGTTGTCCTCTAAGAACGCAAATTACACCTTTTGTTGAATTTTCACCCTGACCATTTTTTGTAAAAAATATTCTGTACTGTGTTTTGTTAGGTATTACGATTGATGTAAAATTACCAGAGTCAGACAAATTAGCATCAAACAAACTTTGCACGTTAGAACTTATTGTACCCAACTCAACGTCACCAATTCTTGCAGTACCTGCGATGGTACGTAATCCATCAGGACCTAAAAATATAAGGTCACCTGCAAATTCCTGTATGGTTTGTCCGTTTACACAACCTATATTTCTTGTTACAGGTTTGACTGCAAAGTCAGATAGTGATGATCCAGTAAGTTGGAATATTCTGTTTTCGCAAAAGATAAATAAGTTATCACGGAATACCTTGAGTCCTGTTATAACGTCATCGACCTTAATGCTACCTGCACCAGATCCACTACTAAACGCATCTTCATCAAACGGTTGGCTAAATACAACTTCTTGTGGTGTGCTTGACTTGCCTGCATAGAACATATGATCTTTAAACGCAGTTACAAACTTTGCACCAGACACAGAACTCTCACTTACATCTGTTGCACTAAATGATGAGTTAAACACTGTCGGTGCATTTGCACCATCTGCAACAATTAATTTATCGTTGCCATCAAAGTTAAATCTTTGAAATGTGTACTTGCCTGCACTACTTCTACCAGTATCACGTTCTGTCCAACTTGAACCACCCGGAGTAGCACTAAATATCTTTTCACCTCTCGCTGCAACAACACTTGATCCGAATGTTGCAACCATCAAGACTTCTTCACTTGATGCACTTGTCTGTGGTACAACTGCTGTAACGTATTTGCTGAAGCCAGTTATTCTTCTGTAGCCACCTTCGATATCAGGTTCAAAGTTAAGAAGCTCAAGTGCTTGACCGGGTTTCATTATAAATGTAGATTGGTTAAGAACTAACCCACCTTCACATACAAATGGAAACGCACCTGTCTGACTTAGCTCTGGCATTAGACGGCTCTCATATAAAGTTGTTTGTTAATTAGTTCCACACGCATACGTTTAATTGATTTCTCAAATTGCATCTGTGCAAGTTGTGCGTTTTGAACTTCACCACGTAAAGTAAACGCATAATACTTTGCTCGTTCTATTATTACGTTTTCAAATCTTTCAGGTATGGATGACTCATCTGTCGATGCACTTAATGCTGTGTGTGTAGCGTAGTAATAATATTTTACGGTGTATGTGCTTTTATCAGGCACAGGAGACAGACCTATGTTGTTTTGTGGATCTTCGTAGACATACACTGGTATGGCTCGTGAGTTACCTGTCGGATCTGTATCTCGCTCGTGGTAGTTGTCAAGATACTCACTGTAAGTTATGAATTCAAGAGTGGTCTCTTTCTTGTCTGCAGCTTCAAGAAACGTAAAACTATCAAAGTCTACTGTCTTTGTATTTGTTGTGCTTAGTGCAGATCTAGTATAAAGACGTGTGCCTGCAGTGGTCGTAAAAGTTTTGTTAACAACAGTAAAGGGCCATTCGGTATCTGCATTTATTATGTCATCTATTGCACGATTAACATAATCTTTTACTGCAGTTTGTATACCTCTTGATGCAGAAAAGTTAGAGCTTGTTAGCTCTACCTCGTTTAGATCTCTTAGTACGTTGTTGATTAATACTAGATAACTGCTCGCCATGTTTTAGCTTCTCTTGAACTTTTTTAGTTTCTAAATAATCTTTTCTTTTTTTGGCTTTACGAATTGGACTATTTAGTTTTTTGTTAATGTCTGCTACTTGCTGTGGAGTCAGTAGTTTGTAAGGTTTGGTATCAATCGGTATTAGTAATCGTAAATTTTTTTTTTAGTTTGATTACTTGGTACTTACCCACTCTTACGTGCTTTCTTTAGTTGTTCTTTTGCTCGTTTTGCTATTGCTACGACTTCTGTCTTACCCATCACTTTTGCTCGTTGTTCCATGACTGTAAGAATTTGTATCTTTCTCGCATACGGTTTCTTGATTCTTTTAACTTTTGCAACCGTTGCTCTGGCATCAGCAGGTGTAGCGAATTTGATGCTAACCGTGTCTTTAGGGTTTTCATCTGTGTATAAACGTCTGTCACTACCTTTTGGCTTTTTGCCTGTACCAACTTTAGGATCTCTTTTCTTCTTTTTCACTTTCTACTTCTTTCACTACGTTCTGCATCATGGTATTCAAAACTTTTAATTTTTCGTTTGCATTTATGACTTCGTGTAGTGCTTGATCGACCAAATTTAAAGCTGCGTTATTGTTGTTTAATACAGCTTGTGCATTTTCAATTTGTAGTTGGTATTGAAAAGCTAATGCTTGTGCGGCTAGTTTTTTCATAGGGGTACTCCTTTTTAAAATTATACAGATAGACTGTTGATTTGTCAACATTTACCTGTTAAAATCTACCTATCCACTTACCTGCAAACCATGCTAATAAACCTGCAAAAAATACTATAGCTATGAAAGCAATACCGTATCCTAGATACTCCATAAGTTCTTCTTTACGCTTTTGTGCTATTTTTTCTTGATAGCGTCTTGACTTTCTAGCTTCAGCTTGGAATCTTTGCCAATCTTGCCAAAGTCCGGGTCTGCCTAAATAAATCATCATTTTCTTGAGTTCTTCTTCTTTTTCTCGTATTTGCTCAAGAGCCATGAACTCTTCTAAATCTGTACTTCCACCTTTCGCTTTTTTCTTATTTGCTTTCTTTTCTAACTCTTCTTTTGAAAATACAAAATCCGATATCTGTTGTACACATCCACTTAGCTCTTTTCCGTTGGATACGAATTGTTTTATTATTCCGAAAGCAGCGTTGGCCGCAGCTAATTCTGCTAACATGGTATTCCCCCTACCTGTTTATTGGTTTACAATATGCTGTTATTTTTTTATTACCATCCTCGTGTGGTATTGCAGGTTGTCTAGTCAAACGTTCTGCAAAATACAAACAATCATCAACACTTTTAAATCTTTGTGTCTGATTCACTATTCTGTCGTCTATCATGAAGATCAGTAGAAACTCTATCATTGTGATGGCAATCGCAAGAACAATCCTCGCAGTCGCACTCGTAACATTCGCAAGTCTCGCATCGTTTCTTGTCCATTATGTTTTAGTACCCATTAAAACTGTTTTTCGTTTAATAACTGGCATTTTAGAAAACGGTTTTTCTTTTTTACCTAAAACACCAGTATAGTGATCATAAACTTTTCTTTTAGTTCTTTCATCGTCAAACACATTATTGTCTTGCTGTGCAGGTCTTGGTTGTTGATATCTTTTACTTACCATAAAACTCATACCCCAACTTCATCATTTCTGCTAAACCTTCGCTGCGTTTTCCAACCTGTCTTGCCCAACGTGAGTCAAGCATCTGCTCACTTGCTTCGTAGAAATCACCCACCTCGATAGCTCCCCACATCTTAACAAATTTCATAAGACGAGGAACACCCATATTAAATCCCATATCTACGAGACACATTTGTCGCACTTGGTCAAGTTGGTTTACAATAGGTTTTCTTTCAAGTAATTCTTTTTCTACAATAGCTATGTCGTTCATACAAAGATAGTAAGCTTCTTCTTCGGTAAGACCTACTTCTAAGATATCTTCGATGGTCTTGCCTATATATTCTAACTCGGTATCTGTAATACCACGATCTTCAAGATTTCTTCCGATACCGATTGTGCTTATGCCTAAACTATCTTTATAAGGTTCAAGCACCATGCCCTCGTGCTTGGCAACCATCTTTACAAACTCACTTAACTCATACTTCATATTCTGCTCGTCTACCTCTATGCACTTTGCCACCGTGATAATACGCTTGTATTTCACCACCTTCTGCAGCCTTCTTCTTTCTTCTTCTACCTGATGCCGTAACAGACCACTTAACAGCTTTAGGACCTGTCTTTTTCTTTGCTTCTTGTTTACTTATCTTACCTGCAACGGCTTTGGGTCTACACGCAGGGTAAGGTCTAGACTTCTTTTCTTTACCAGACCGACCACATTTCTTGCCAGTCTTGACATCACGCCAGTCCTCCTTAAACCACTTTGTTAATCCCCCTTGTGGTTTACCCATTATGCGTATCCACCACCACGTTTCTTATATGTACGCACAAGCCAAGCATTTGCATACGCTGAAGGATAGACCTTAAACTTACGTTTTGCTTCTGCTTTTACTGCAGCATACAATTTTGGGTTAGTTGGCTTTGCACCACTTTTCTTTTTAGCTTTTTTCTTTTTTACTGCCATGTTACTTTCCTTTTTTTAACATTTT